AATCATCTTCACCGGAGCAAACCAATGCACCAAGTCGTCCTTTATTTCTACCAGTGCCTTCTTCAACACCGATCACCTCCAAATCTACAGTAATTGTAGGTTTCCATTTCATCCAATCTGTACTACGTTTACAGATATATGGGGCAGACATTTCTTTAATCATAATGCCTTCAAAACCAGCATTAACATTGTCCTTAGCATAACGATCAAGTTGATCCTTACCTGCTGCGGTATCAAGGTCAACCATGATATGAGGCAGTAATTCAACATTGGGCATTTCTTCAACGACGGGTCGCATCGCATCTAATAATGCAATACGTTTGTGTAGTTGTGCATTCCAATGACCTCTACGGAAGTCAGCAAGTGGGATAATGTCAAAGATATTGAATACACTATCTTCTGCTTGTGCATCAGTTTTACGGCGTGCTTGACGCATTAGTTCTTGAAAGGTGTTGCCAATTACTTCACCATCTAAAATAAAGCCATCAATAAGACTACGACCTTGATCTACGTTCACACACGCACGAACTATTTTAGTCCAATTGTTGTAAATTTGTTCTTCAATGTGACCAAAGTTCTCAAACACTTTACCATTGCGACTATAACAAACTACAGTGACACCAAAGTCACTAGGAATAACAGTGAACAACGCACGAACACCATCCAATTTAGGCTCTAGACGTTTAGTGCCTTTCATTTCAGGACGACCTTCACTATTAGCTGCTAGTTGACAGCTAAAGATTGGGATTTCATATTCAGTCTTTTTACAAATTTTGTTGATAGTAGTACTAGAGATACCTACACGAAGGTCTCTGCGTAATACAGGAGCAAGGAATGTATTCCATTCATCACTATCAAACCGTTCAGCCAAACTCTGTACTGCATCACGGGCAGCATGACCAGTTAATTTGCGTTGGCTAAGTTGATTCATCAGTTCATTGAAGTCATCCCAGGGATTTTCTGCATTAATAATTCCAATAGTATTGGGAATTTGTTTAACACCAAATGTTACGTAGGGGTTATAACACGCTTTTGCAAATTTCAAAAAATTGATAGCATTGCTACTGCCTAGGACACTTGCCTCTAATGCTTGTAATACTACATCTTCCTTATGAAGACGGCTATCCGATTCGTTTAATTTTGTTATCCATGATGCTGACATTGTTTTTCCTTTTTAAATTTTTAGTTTGTTATGTGTAGTAGCCTCTACTGCCCTAGATTTACATTCATCTACTACTTCGGGAGGCACATTTTCATAATCACTGAGACTAGCACATTCATATTCAATTATCACTGAGTTTGGATCGTTGGGTTTCATGCATTCTGGATCAACCTTTATCCAGCATAATGCAACACCCAATCCCAATATACATATGATAATATTTTTTATCATGTTTCTATCAAATTATTCTTTTGATTTTTTAAGATGAGAACCAATTGACGATTGCGTTCATCTTGTTCTTTACGCTTACGCTTGTCATCCAACTTCTTGTCAACGACCATGCGATCATAATCACGGGCCCATTCAACTCCTCGCATCCAGTATTCGGCGCCTTCTAATGTGCCAACAAACAATTCTGCATCACGGCAATAGATAGGCAACACTTCACTATCTTTGGGAATCAATGCTACGTTGGCACCAAAGCTATCATCATACTTATATGCAGCAAACTTAAGCCCAAGTTTGTCGGCACGTTCTTCTAACCTGCGAATTGTTTTAATTGTATTCCAGCTACTCATATTATGCTTTCAGTGTTTCCCAAATATATTTTTTTTCAATCTTATCAACCCACTTGGTTCTGATATTATTAACATCGTCTACCCAATCTTTTACATTTTCTTCACATCCCCAACTAGCAGATGGAACTTCTGCCTCAGTAACCAACCATTTAACAATCTCATAGATAACATGCTTATTAGCATGGTCTGCACTATTTACTGCACCATACAAATTGTTAGTGAGGATGCTTGTAAGAAAACTACCCGGTGACCAACCCTTAATGAAATATTCATCCAATGCTTTCATTGTATGTGCAGGAATAGCCAAAGCACCTATTAGGCGAACACCCTTCTCATCACGACCCGAAAACAATGATAATTTGTTAACCATTTTAATCTATTATTGATTGACTTGTTCTTGTACAATGGCTTTTGTTTTGTTCACACCATTATCAAGCAATTTAGCGATACCACTAAAACCTACTGTAGCGACTACGATTCCAAACAATGTTCCAAAAATAAAGTTTTTCATTTTGTTGGTTTAATCCATGTTGACATTACATCGGTTCCGTGTTTTACATCTTCCCCGATACCCTTGACTGCTCCCGCTACTGTACTACATCCTGTGATAAAAGTCAATAGCAATATTACCAATACTGTTTTCATACGATTACCTTTACCCGATTAAGTTGAGTTATACTATCACGGTGTGCTTTGACAGTACCATGCAGGTCAATCATCTTGCCCACTTCTAGTTGTTGTTTGTATGCAAAGAATACAACTTGGTCATCACTAGTGATACCAGAACTGTAATGCGTATTCCATTGTTGTGAAAAGATAGTTTTGATTACTTCAATTGAAAGTGACACTTTGTCACCCACGCTACCAATCAATCCGCCGTTAGCAAATGCAATACGCTGATCTATTGATTGACGTTTCATTCCACGCTCGTAACATGAGGGCAGACTTGTAAGTACTGCGATATCATAATTGGTATCAATGATATCACGATTCGCAATCAACATTGCGGTGTTGTCAAACTCTGATAGTTTGATACCTTTCAGGATTTTGAATGTGAATGCTTGATAGAATTGACGAACCTTCTTACCTTGTTCACGATCCTCATCAGTAATCTGAGTAGTGTCAGCAAGAAATTGCGTCACCAAATTGCGGTTCGTTTGCCCTGCAGGAGCATCTTCAACATTTTTAATGTAACCCTGATTGAGGCGGTGTGCTTGACAAGCCGCGGCCCATGCATCATCGGCATTGATATTCAGGAGAGCAGGTTTTTGATAGCGAGCCATTTTGTTTCCTGTAATTAACTGTTTAAGATTCTATTATATACCCAAACCAACTTGGCACGTAGCAGGTCGCTTAGAGTAGGCTGATGTTCTCCTGGAACAACCACGCCCTCTACGAACAGATCCACGCTCTCTGAGTAGTAGCCGTTTGACTCACCCAACCAACGCACATCCACATAGCCCTTGCGGGTAGCGAACTTGTAGAAGGTCCAAGTTACAGACTCGTGGTCTTCTTCGTTGAAGTCCACAGGAGTATTGCCCTGCACTTCCTCAGCAACCAACAAAGGCTCGCCAACCAAATCCTGCAGGTCACCAACTATGTCGTTGATGTCCACTGATTCGCAACAATCCTGCTCATGAGCGAACATGAAACGCTCGCCCTGTGCGGTTACGAAAGTCATCGCGCGGTCACCAACGGAGCCAGTGACTTGAACAAAGGTCTTGCCCAGCATCTGTGCCATGCCCCGTTGTGTGTCTACCATGTTGTTGTAATCCATTTTCTTCTCCTTAAATAGTTTCAGTTTCAAGTTTGGCAACACGCATTGCATTTAGATTTTGATGCGTAGCACACAGGCGAACCGAATAATCATGTCCGGCGATCTGACCAAGTGTAACATCAATCCAAGGAACAATTTTATTAGCAGCATTCAGACTCAAGCAAATGTTAGTGATAACACCTTCAAGATTTCCTGCTGCACTAGACCAAGAAATTGTGTCGTTGATATTGAAATTATTCATATTTATCTCTGTTTGTTGACTGTTTAAGATTCTATTATATACCCAAAACCATTTAATGTCAAGCAAATTCGTAAAATTTTACAGTAGAATCCAGTTTTTGCAGTTCTTTTGCAACTTGTGTCAATTGACGATATTTAGCCTGAACTTGACTACGGGAGAGTTCGCCGTCGCAAGAGAGATTTTCGGGGCTGAGGTCACAGTCCAAACAATCAGCAACTTCCTGCCGACCTTTACTAGTTTGAATCTCATATTCTTTACCTTTGAACAGACGGTTCCATTTGTTCTTTTGATCTATGTATTTCTGAAGTGCTGTCATTTCAAGTCCTTTAGTTAACTGTCTAAGATTGTATTATATACCCAAATCCATTTAATGTCAACCGTGGCAATGCCCCAATTAAGGGGCATTACGGTGTGTGAACGAATTACTTCTTAGTTGTATTTTGGTTTACAAAACCATACATCTTTTCAGCAGTTTCCAAAATCTTGTCTAAGCCCGGAAAAGTTGGCATTGCTACAGTAGTAACCACTTGCCCAGTCTTTTCGTCCTTAGCAACTGACATTTCCCAGCCTCGGAACTTAGAGTGATATTCTTCAGAAATAAGGCCTTTAGCCATATCTAGAATTTCGGTACGAATCTCGTAGCCGTTCTTGTTGAATTTTACTTCGGGTATTTTTGGTGTGAAATCTGACATATTATTCTCCTTGTGTTAATGTCGGTGTGTGTGAACTGGCTTATTTTTTCTCAGTCTTTACCTTGACTGATTCATCCTCACCATGAGGATAAATTGTTTTGCTCATACTGTCCGCAGCATAAGACAACATCTCTATTGTATTCTTTGCCATCATCTTTGCAAAGACTGTTTGGGCATCTATAAAGTCGTTGGCAACCTTATTTAATCTCTCGTCTTTGTAAATTTGATTAGTTGCCATCCTTTTTGAGGACTGGAATAATTCTATATAAAAATCAGGTGTAAACATAATGGATCCTTTGAAAGTATGTTATTTAGTTTTGGGTTGAAATTTTTCAGGGTAATTCAACCTCTCCCATTCTTCGTCAGTTACTGGCCACCAGTAAGTCACAACCATAATCTCCCGGTATTTTTCTCTTGAGAAAGTTGATATTGATGGGTCAACCGATCTATGTCACCTGTATTTTGTGGGGAACGACTTACTATATATTCTTCTAGTGCAGAGCCATAAGTCTGGGGCCTGCCGAATTTATTGAATAGGTTATGAAAATAACCTGCTAATTGGTTTAACATTTGTTTTCCTGTGTATGTGTAAATTGAGTTTTTGTAACAGAACTCATTAACTGTATTTATACCTGAATATAGATTTCTCTATATTTTTGTATAGCTTGCTCTCGTGCAACAGCCAGTTTACTGGTTACAGAATCTGATAATGGTTTATCATCATCAAAATCCATAACCTTTCGTGCTACTTTAGGACAACTATATGCACAATGAAAGTCTAAAATTTCTGGACCATCATCGTCATCAGTGTCGTTTATTAAAGTATTACTTGGTAGCAGTTGCTGGCTTGACTTCCGTAGCAGCTTTATCTGTAGCTTTTTTGTCCTTGACAGGTTTAGCACTTTTAGTGGCATCCACTGCTTTGTCTTCCTTTTTCTTAGCCAATTTAATTTCTTCTTTGGCTGGTGCAGCAGCAGGTGCTGCTACTGGTTTAGCCGCGGCTGGTGCTTCAACTTTGTCAGCTGGAGTCTTTTTAGCTTCTTCTTTCTTGGCCGGCTCAGCAGCAAAAGCGGCGGTTGCCAATAAAGTAGCGATAACAGTTGCGATTTTTTTCATTTGTAGTTTCCTTTAAAGTTAATGAAATTTATGCTTGACATTTTGTCTTGCATATATATATTTAGCGCCGTAGCCCAAGGTTCCGTTGACAAGACTAAATACTAAATGCAATATATATCTTATCAGGGCATATTCAATGGAACTAATTTTGAAGATGCTGCTACTCCTAAACAAATAACCAAATCAATGAA